TATCCGTTTAGAACACCAAATGAAGAGAGAAGATCGGTATCTTTTAACTTACATTTGATTAAAAAAGACGAGCCACAGCCTTTAGAAAACTAATGCAACATCATAAAGAGACAAAGTTTGTCATGTACGTTGATGATTTTTTAGATGAAGCTACGTTAAAGTCACTTCAAGATACAGTTACAAAGCTTGAATATCAGGAAGTAAAAAATCCAGAGGGTCAACTATATGGTATGCGACATACTTTTAACAAAAGTATTCACAGTGATCCTTTAGTTAATTTAATTAAACAATATTTCTTTCCACATAGAAATCTTGAACCAATATCCGTAAGTGCACATTTACGAGAGAATAACAAAGAACCTTTGTTTCATACTGATGATGATAAAAATAATGTTGCTAACTTTCTTTTATTTGTAAAGGGAGAACCTTTACTTAATAATGGTACAGGTTTTTTACATAATGAAAAGTTATCATCACATATAGGTTTTGTAGAGAACAGAGCTTTGTTTTTTAACGGCTTAAAAATACCACACTCAGATTTACAATCGTTTGGAGATAGCTCGAATAGATATACTCTTAATATTTTTTACAGAGAAGTAACGAAAAAAGATGGCGCTTTTTGATATAAATAAAACACCTATGGTCCGTGTGACGTGGTTAGATGCCCGTGATACAGAAACAGGTTGGCTTGATATAAAAGATGTTGTCGATTCTCCGTTAGCCGTGTGTCAAGAAGTAGGGTGGATGATTCATAAGGGTCCTGAAAAAATAATTATTATGCGTTCTTATAGTAAAGACAAAGAAGATATATCAGGCGGCGGTGCTATCGCTATACCGAGCGGATGGATAAAGAAAATAGAATATTTAACAGTGAGTTATAGTGACACATAAAATTTTTATCGGCACACCTTGTTATGGTAACATGCTCACGGCAGATTATTTTAAAAGTGTTTTACAATTAACAGCGTTAGCAGCTACAAAAAAAGTAGAGTTACAATTTGGAACTATTGGTAACGAGTCTTTAGTAACAAGAGCTCGTAATACATTAGTACAGTTATTCATGGACGATGAACAATATACACATCTTTTATTTATTGACGCTGATTTAGCTTTTAATCCCGAGGCTGTCTTTCGTATGCTAGACTTAGATGAAGATGTGGTAACGGGAGTGTATCCACGAAAAGTAATTGATTGGACAAAAGCTATTAGAAGAGTAAAAGAAAATCCAAACATTAAAGAAGATGAATTACACGCAGCATCTTTGCAATACAATTTAAATGTTAAAAATCCAAAAAAAGTAACAGTAAAAAAAGGATTTATTGAGGTTTTAGATGGTGCAACAGGTTTTATGTTAATTAAAAGAAACGTTTTTAAAAAAATGGCGTTGGCATATCCTCATCTTAGATTTAAATCAGATCAACATTTAGGAGATCCTCATGATAAAACATTTGGATATCACGACACATCTGATTGGAACTATGCTTTTTTTGACACAATGATAGAGCCTGATACTAAACGATATTTATCAGAGGATTACGCCTTTTGTCGTTTATGGCAGAAAATAGGTGGTAAAATATATGCAGATATTGTTAGTGGTATGACACATATGGGTAATTACTCATTCAGGGGTAATGTAGGAACTCAATTCTTGCCACAAAACAATAAATAATTTAGTATACTTCGACATGAAATTAGTCGATTTAAAATTTCAACCAGGTGTAGACAAACAAGATACTGCTTACTCAGCAGGTGATCAACGTAAATATGTTGATTCTGATTTTGTTCGTTTTCATTATGGTAAACCTGAAAGATGGAAAGGTTGGTCATATCTACCGAATCCTAATAAAACTATTGTGGGCGTGGTCCGTGATACGCATAGCTGGATTGGTTTAGATGAAATAAGATATTTAGCTATAGGTACAGATCGAAAGTTATATATTTATTCCGAAGGGTCTGTAACTGACATCACGCCTATTAGAGAAACAGCAGCACTAACAAACCCCTTCACTACAAATGGCACAACTACAGTGTCAGTAGCTGATGGTGCACATGGAGCTGCAGTTGGTGATTTTGTTACTTTTGATTCTTTTTCAACAATAGATGGGTTAGATATGAACCAAGAGTTTGAAATTACATCAGTGACAAGTGCAAGTGCTTACACCGTTACGCACACAAGCACAGCTTCTGGATCAACGTCAGGTGGTGGTGGATCTGGAAACGCTAAATATCAAATTACAACTGGACCTTCTACTTCTAGTATTGGATATGGTTGGAGCACCTTAACTTGGAATACTAGCACTTGGAATACGCCAAGATCATCTTCTAATCTTGTAATAGATGCAAGACAGTGGTCTTTAGATAATTTTGGTGAAGATTTAATTGCTACTGTTTTAAATGGCGGTACTTTTATTTGGGACACTTCGGTAGGTACAGGTAGTAGAGCAACAGCTTTATCTAATGCTCCTACTGCTTCAAGGTTTAGTTTAGTATCTACCGATACAAGACACTTACTTATTTTTGGTACAGAAACAACTATCGGTGACAGCACCACTCAAGACGAATTATTTTTTAGATTTTCTGATCGAGAAAATGCTACACAGTATACACCAGTAGCAACAAACGAAGCTGGTTCACTACGTATATCCGATGGTTCTAGAATAGTAGGTGCTGTTAAATCATCAGGTCAAATGTTGGTTTGGACGGATACATCTATGCACGGTATTCAATTTGTTGGTACACCTTTTACTTTTGGTTTAAGACAACTTGGCGCTAACTGTGGATTGATAGCACAACACGCTGCTATTGAAGTAAATGGCAGAGCGTACTGGATGTCAGACAATTCTTTTTACATGTATGATGGTGTTGTTAAAAAAATGCCATGTTCTGTACAGGATTATGTATTTGATGATCTTAGTTATACTAATAGAAATGACATTGCTTGTGGTTTAAACACAGCCTTTAATGAAATTATTTGGTATTATCCTTCAGCTAATGCTTCACAAATAGACAGAGCTGTTGTCTATAATTATTTGGAAAACACTTGGTACACATTAAATTTAGCAAGAACTACTTGGTTAGGTGCTTATGTTTATGAACTACCTATTGCCACTGAGTATAATTCAAGTATTACAGCAAATAATTCTACTATACTTGGTTTAACTGCAGGAGCTTCTTATATTTATGAACATGAGTCAGGCAATAACCAAGCAGATGGCACAGCTATTTCTGCTTTTTTAACAACTGGATCTGTTGAGATTGCTGATGGTGATGAGTTGATGTCAGTTAGTAAATTAGTTCCAGACTTTGATAATCTTGCTAATACAATGACAGCTACTTTAACTCTTGAGCAATATCCACAATCTGCATCTAATGTATCTACAACAGGGAGTATTACTAGCACGACAGAAAAAATTGATGTAAGAGGTAGAGGTAGAGCGGTTAAAATTAAATATGAAACTAACACAGTTGATGACACAGCTTGGAGACTTGGATCTACTAAGTTACAACTTAGACCAGATGGAAGAAGATAATGGCTAAAATAACAATAACACGATTACCTAATGCAACACCAGAATATGATGCTAACCAGTTTGATCAAATGGTGCAGTTATTAGATCAAATTATTCTTTTACTTAACACTAACTACCAACAAGATTTAAAAGAACAATCACAGTCGGAGGCTTTTTTCCTTGGCTAATACTTTTAAAAGCGCAATGGTAGATGTTACCTCAACAGATCTAACAACCGTTATAACAGTTCCTACGGCTGATGCTGGTGCAACACCACCTGTTCCGCCTACTACGGATGTAGTAAAATCTCTTTTAATTTGCAATGACTCTGGTAACACAACTTTAGTTGATGTTGAAGTTGTCCGAGGTGCTGCAACCTTTGAAGTATTCAAAGCAAAGAGTGTTGCTACAAACACAACAACAGAATTATTGACTCAACCTTTAGTTCTGCAAGAAAGTGATGTTCTTAAAGTTCAAGCCAATGCTGCCAATCAGGTGCACATTATAGCAAGTTTTATGGAGGTCACGAAAGGACAACTCTGATTAACTTACATTCTCTATTTATTACTCCCGTATTTTCACTACAACTTAAAGGTCACGAACATCTTATTGATAGCATCTATCAACTACGAGAAAAAGATGAGAAAGGTATGCCACGGTCTAATGTTGGCGGTTGGCATAGTCACGATGAAATATACGATATAAAAAAATTTCGTCCTTTGGTTGGCGATATATTAAAATACTCTAAAGATTGTTTTAATCATATGGACGTACAAGATAATTACAATCCTGAGATGACGGGTATGTGGGGTATGATAAACCCACCTGGATCACGAAACAATATACATACACACCCTTATAACTATTTATCTGGTGTATTTTATCTTAAAGCTCCTAAAAAGTGTGGAAATATTGTGTTTCTAGAACCTAAACCACAGTCGGAGGTACTATCACCCCCAAAAACAGGAAAAGCCTCTATACACCTCGCTCACAGCGTACAATGGGAACCTGTTGAAAATTCCTTGATTTTTTTTCCTTCATGGTTACAACATGAAGTACAAACAAATAATTCTGATGAAGACAGAGTTATTATTAGTTTTAATATAAATTGGAGAAACGAAGATGCCAATAGTTGAACCTGCTGAATTATTAGGTCACATTACTACTGAAGATGGAAGAAAGATTCCACACTACAAAGTAAAAACTGAAACGACTATAACCAATATTGATACTGGTGCAGAGTATGAATCTGAAGAGGCCATGCAAGCTGACATTGATAATCCTAATACTTCTACAACTGTTGAAAAAATTAAAAGAGATGTAAAAGTATTTGCTCCTTCTTTAGCAGATATGTTGGGTGTAACTCCTGATTAATTAAGCGCTACAAGCTTCACATTCCATATCAGAATCTAAACCTGTTACCATAACAGTCGCATCGGAGTTATGTGGTTTACCTTGAATTGTATGTATATGAGGCACGTTTTGATGTTTTAGTAATTCTTTTTGTAGTCTTTCATTGTCTCTTTCCACTGCTAATAAACGTTCGTGGTAACGACTCACCTTATCAGCAAGGGTAGCTATAGCCTTCAATACTTCTTGATTTTCCATAATATCTCCTTGATTTATAATTTTTGGGTGAGATCTAATTTAAACATGTGTACAGAATATATCAAGTAATCTTTTATAAATTGTTTTCTTGACACATAATTTATGTTATGAATGACACAGAAAAAAGAATGAATCTTGATAATAATTATTTTATTTTAGAAAGCGCAGTTACCGATAGATTTTGTGATCATGTTCTTGAATATGGTAAACATCTTAAAGAACAAACAGCAACAACATGGGGTGTTGATTTAAATAACATGACCCCTGATCAAATAAGTAAATTTGAAAAATTAAGAAAATCTAAAATTACATGGATGAATGATAATTGGATGTATAAAGAAATAAAACCAATAATTCATCAAGTAAACGAGCAAGCTGGTTGGAATTTTCAATGGAGTGAGACTGAACCTTTTCAGTTTACAAAATATGAAGGTACAGAAAAACAACATTACGATTGGCACACAGATTCTGGAACAAAATCTCAAACAACAGATGGTTTAATAAGAAAAATATCGGCTAGTTTAATGTTAGTTGATAACAATGAATATGAGGGAGGCAATTTTGAAATTTTTTCACCGCATCCAGAGGAAAGTAAAGTGCTGAGTATTAGCCTTAAACAAAAAGGGACTATGATTTTTTTTCCGTCCTTTGTTTATCATAGAGTAAAACCTGTTACATCGGGAACAAGATACTCATTAGTGTGTTGGAACAAAGGATATCTATTCAAATGATAACTATAAATTTATTTCCTACTCCAATTTACTGTAACCATATTAAATTAAAAAAAGAATATAAAGATATTCTTATTAGTGAAAATTATAAAAGATTTGAAATAAATAATGGCTATGTAACGACTAATAAATATGTGCTTAACAATGAAAAATTATCTTCTTTAAAAAAAGAAATATTTAATAATTTAAATGAATATTTATTTAATAAATTAAAAGTAAAAAAAAATACTAAATTTAAAATGCTTAATAGTTGGTGTATAAAACATTCTACAAATGATTGGTCACAGGCGCACTATCACGAAAATAGTTTTATTAGTGGAATATTATATTTAAAAAATTATGAAGATTCAGGGGATTTAGTCTTTCATAAAGAAGGAATACCTAATATATTTTCAAATTGTATTAAAATTGAATTTGATGAATTTATTATAGACAACAGCGAAACTTTTTTTATTAAACCAAAAGAGGGAGATTTGATCTTGTTTCCTAGTCATTTAAAACATTCAGTTACTAAAAATTTAAATAAAAACGATAGATATTGCTGTGCGTTTAATTTTTTTCCAAATGGTAAATTTGGTAATATTGATAATTCAAACTTTGTGGAGGTAATATAGTATGTCATTTCAAAAAAATAAATATCAAGTAGTTAAAAACGCAATACTTAAAGAAGTAGCAGATTTTTGTTATATGTACTTTTATAACAAAAGAAAAGTTGCTAAACATTTACAAGAAACAAAATTTATTTCTCCTTTTGATACAACATGGGGGACATGGAAAGATGGACAAATACCAAATACATATAGTCATTATTCAGATATGGTTATGGAAACACTACTTGAACGAGTTTTACCAAAAATGATGAAAGTTACAAATTTAAATCTTATACCAACATATAGCTATGCTAGAATTTATAAATTCGGTGATGAGCTTCATAGACATAAAGATAGACCATCTTGTGAAATTTCTTGCACTCTTAATTTAGGAGGAGATGAATGGCCAATTTATTTAGATCCAACGGGGGGTGAAGGAAATGAAGGTAAAAAAATTATATTAAAATCAGGTGATATGCTTGCATACAGCGGTTGTGATTTAGAACATTGGAGAAAACCTTTTGAAGGTAAAGATTGTTGTCAAGTTTTTTTACATTATAATACTACTACTCACGGTGCACTTGAAGAACCTAATCTTTTTGATACTAGACCCTTTTTGGGACTACCTGTAGAATTTAAAAAATAGATGTATTCTAAAAAAGAAACTTTTAAACATATAAACAGTCCTAAATTAATAAAATACGTTTTAGAAAATATTCCTTTTCAGAAACATGGTTTACTAAACAAAGGTGTATCTTCCTACAACAGTAATGTTGATTATGATCAGTTTGATGGATTGTTTTTACCTTATATTAATAATTTTTGCAGCATGGCTGGAAGAGATTATCGCATTCTGGATTTTTGGATTAACATTGTTGAGCCTGGCGGCTATACAAAACTTCATAATCACATTACTATGTTTAAAGAATTAAAAAACATTCCTCAAAAAGCAGGTGTTTTTTACCTTCAAAAACCAAAAAAATCTGGTAATCTCTGTATTGAAAATAAAGTTATTAAAGTAAAAGAAAATGATATGATAATATTTAATCCTTTTTTAAATCATCATACTGAAATAAATAAATCTAAAAAACAAAGAATTGTATTCTCAGTAAATTTAGCTGAAAAAGTTAGAAAAGATTTTGATCAACATGGAAACGTTGTTTTTCTACAAGAATGTGGAGATACCTTAAAACAACTTTAAAAAATAATGAATACTTTAAACGAGAAATTTAATTTTTTAAAATCAAGAAATTACGAAAAATCTAATCATCCAGGTATAAAAGTATTTTATGATAAACAAACTTTTTTAAAGATAGAAAAAAAAACTAAAATTACTGTTACACCAGGTAATGTTTTATTTATTATTAAAAAAGCTTTTGGGCTTAAAGAAGGGGCCTTAAAAATTATTGAAGAATCAGAGTTACACAACGAAACAAATTCAAACATGTATTGTGTTTTAACTGATTGTCTTTTTTCAGAAAATAAAACCAATAATAAAATATTTATTAAATCAGGAAATAGTGAAGAGGCTTTAATATGAAACAAAAAATAAATAAAAAATTATTTGAAAAATCTTTTGTATATGAAGGCAAAATTCAAATGCCAAAAGGTTTTGATATTAAAACAGAAAATATTGTAAAGCATATAAAAGAAATAAATTTTAATAAAAATTATAATAATTGGTTTTGTAAAGAAACAGCCATTGCTGAAACATACATTTTAGATTATTTAAGAAGTGAACATAAATTGCCAATTGAAACATCCGACTCAACTAAAAATATTATTTTTAAAGAAAATGAAATTTCAAAAATAAAATTAGAACAAAGTAATTGTGATCTTGTTTGTTTATATGGTGTAGATATTTATATTAATAGTTGTAGTTTATTTATTTATAGTAATACCACTAAAGATAAATATGAATTTAAATTAGAAAAAGATTTTTTTATTATTTTTCCTTCACATTTAAAATACAATATTAAAAATAGTAATAACGTTGGAAATAATTATATGCAAAAATTTTTCTATATTAAACTGTAGTCAAAACCCAATTTTGATTGCTTTCATCCCAAGCATAATAAGAAGCAGCTGTTAGCTGTTCATCAGTTAGCGCTGGTGCATCACCTATCGGTGATTGCCATCTTGCTTCTGTTGTATTTTTAACCCAAGATGAGTAAGGTTTTTCTGGTAGAAATATGTTATTTACATTATCCCAAGTCCCACCTACTACTGCATAGTTTCCTCTAAAAGGTGTTCCACCTAACAAATGTTTATTTTCTTTAGTATTGTAAGAAGTTTGAATCCATAAATTTGATGGCCAATTATTATGAGTTTGTAAATAATTTTGACCCACTGTTTCTGATGGATTGTTTTCTGAATCTAACATATCAGAATCATTTAATGTAACTACATTAATTACCAAGTTGTTTTCATCTATTTTTGCAAAGTGTGCCATACTATTGATACTTGTACCTAATTATTACTACACCAGATCCGCCAGATCCTCCTGCGTAGTTAGCACTCCAGTAGCCACCGCCACCGCCACCGCCACCACGATTAGCTGAGCCGTTACTTCCTGTTGCAGGGCCTGGTGAACCTGCTCCACCACCCGCTGAAGCTGGACCTCCTGGTGAACCTGCTCCTGTTCCTGAACCGTGACCTCCGCCACCGCCGCCTGCATATCCTACTGATGAACCATTAATTGTGCTTGTTAAACCAGCTCCTCCAGCAGCAGGGGATGATCCAGTTTGACCTGCTCCACCTTTTCCGCCACCGCCACCGCCAGTGTAAGAGTCTCCGCCAAGTGGGCTTCCGTTTGCACCACCACCTGGATTTCCTTGACCTGAAATGGAACCTCCACCTGAACTAGAAAAACGACCAGCTCCACCACCACCAGATGCACCTGGGCTTCCGTCATCATTGTCTCCATCGCCGCCATTGCCGCCCGCGGATGTAGAAATTGTTGTGCTTAAAGCAGCAGAAGAAGCTCCACCGCCGCCACCAACTGTGATTGGATATCCTGTTGCAGATACAGGTAAACCTCCTGTGGCTGGATTAGGGTAAGATTGTTTCGCTCCACCAGCTCCACCGCCACCACCAAATCTTGTTCCGCCAGTTGCTCCACCAGATACTACTAAATAATCAATAGTTGTGGATCCAGCAGGATTTCCCACGGCGCTAACTGAAAAAGTACCTGGACCTGTAAATGTATGAATTTTAAAATCACCTGAAGTAGTAATAGTTCCACCAGTTGCAGTAATAAATGCTGCATTTGATTTTCCTTGTAAATCAGACATTGCAATTGCACCAGAAGGAACTTCTGCAAGCGTTCTTACCGCTGAAGCACCCATATTAATAGTTGTGCTAGATGGTGATATATCTAATTCTGTATTAACTTGTGATAGTGCGATAGTACCTGCAGGTAAAGTCATTTTAATTACCCTTTAGTTCATCAACCTGTTGCTTTAAATCCTTAATTGCTTCTATCAAAACAGAACATATTTTTCCGTAGTCAACAGATTTGGTTTTAATTTCATCATCAGCCGTCAATACAACCTGAGGTAAAACCTCTTCCATATCTTGAGCTAATACCCCAACTTGTTCTTTAGCATCTTCTATATCATTTCTTTTATAGTAGACACCTTGCATTTTCATTACTTTAGATAATGCATTATCAATATTTTTTATATCTGTTTTAAGTCTTTTATCAGAGAAAGCTGTTACATCATTATTAAAAGTTGCTGCACCAGCACCTGACATATCTAAAGTTAGAGCTGTAATTTCTGAGGTATTATCAACGCCTTTAAAAATTATATCTTTATCATTTGTAACTGATTTAATTACAAAGTCTGTTGTTGAGTTTTTAAATTCTGCAATAGCAGTGCCACCGTCATTAAATTTAATGTCGCCTCCGTCAGCATCTAATATAATATCGCCAGCAACGTCTAATGTTAAATCACCAGATGATAAATCTATTTCAGTGCCGTCAATTGTAATGTTATCTACTGTAATACCAGCATCAGCATCTACTACACCATTAAATGTAGCTTTACCTGCATCGGACATATCTAATGTTAAAGCAGTAATTGTTCCTCCACCATCGTCACCTTTAAAAGCTATATCTTTATCTTGAACGGCATTAGTAATTACTAGATCACCTGAGTTAGCTGTAGTAACATTTGCAACGTCAATGTTTGCAATTTTAATATCTATTTGATCATCTGTATCAGCAGTTAAACTTGTATCTGCATCAGCGTCTAAAATTAATTCTTGACCTTGAAGGTTTATTGATCCTGCTAAAGAAAAAACATCATACCAGTTTGTACCATCTGTAGAAACAAGACGAGTTGTACCGTTAGCTATTGAAAGTGTGTTTCCTGAAGCACCTAGTCTACAAGTCATTGCATAAGGACCAGAAGATCCTGAATCAGTTGTAGCGTTTGTAATTAAATAAACTTTTTGAGTAGCTGGAAATTGAGCTATTCTTATTGCACTATGTGCACCTGTAAGTCTAATGTGAGCATTTCTTGCTTGGTTATTAGCTTGTGATTGTGGTCCATCAGCATTTGTTAACGTTGTTACAGCTGCATCTCCACACGCTACATTAGTTACTCCAGCTATAGCAAATTCTAATGATTGTGAAAAGTTGTTGTTCGTAATAGTTCCCCAAGTACCTGAATTAGCTCCCGATGCTTGTAGCTCTATTCTTAAACTTGTTGAATATGTTGAACTCATCTAATCTCCTATATAATTTTTAATATTTAAATTAAAGTTTGTCAAAACTTTTATGCGGCTTGATGAACTTCTGTCCAACTTATATCCGAGTTAGAGTCATCTACTTCAGACCAAAAAGTTCCTTGTAGAGTCCCTGTGCTACTTGTAACAGAAACGCCAGTCAGTGTCAAAGTAGAAGTTCCTGTTATTGTTACGGAGCCAAGGGAAGATGTAAGAGAAACACTAGGTGCTTCATAGCTTGTTTCCTGTGATTCTTCTCCTAAACTTAAAGTTACTGAAGTTCCTGTAACACTTACTGTAGCTCCTCCTGTCGCAGCAGTGCTTGAAGAACTTGAGGTTAAACCAGTTGCAGAAAATACATTATTTCCAACACTTGCAGTAGGAGTATTTGCTGTCCCTCCCATGCCTGAATGAACTGTACAATAATAATATAAAGTAGGTGCACCACCAGCTACAGTTATTTGAGTATATGCTTCTGCATTACCTGGAGTTCCATTTGTTGTTACACCAGTTGTATATTCTGATCCTCCTCCATGACTACCATTTGGTGTTTCACTAAATCTAAATGGATGTCCATTGTTACTTGAATCAGATTGGTCAAATCTATAAGTATTTCCCTCAACTAATTCTAATGTGTCCTGTTGAACACCATCAATAACATATTTGTTTCCACTACCAGTACTTACAACAGTTACAGTCTTAGTAACAAAACCACCTGCACCTATAAGATTAACATCTATTTCAATACCCGCATTTCCTAGAGTGCTTGTTAAAGAATTACCTGTTGGTGAAATAACACTTGTTCCAGTTACAGTTAAAGAACCAAGACTTGAGGTAATAACATTTCCTGATGGAAAAGCTGTTTGACCAATTTCAACTGATACAGTTCCTACAAGTGCATCCATTTCTGGTTCACTTGCGGCTACAATGGTTAATTGTGAATCTCCTGATATGGAGAATGTTCCTATTGATGATGTTAAATTTAATGATCCCGCTTCAGCAAATCCACCAACTTGTCCTGCGGTTGAGGTTAAAGCTACACCTGTTGTTATACCAGGGTTAACACTTGCACTTGCTACTACTGTTCCAATTCCTGAATCTAATTGATTTCCAGTAAAAGCATATGATGATTCAAGAATGTTCCAAAGGTTATCACCCCATCCTATTTCTTCACCTGTATCAGCATTAGCACCACGGTTCCAACCAGATTGAGGTACACCTGTAGCGGTTTCGTCTCCTAGTTGAGCTTGAGTGCCTACACCTGTAAGAGTGTGTGTTGAAGATCCTGTAACAGTTTCTGTTCCAAGAGCAGATGTTATCTGTTGACCAGCAGCAGTTAAAGTCTGCCCACCTGTACCAACAGCAGTACCTAAAGCGGAGGTAACTCCTACACCAGTAAGCGTAATGTTACAATCGCCCGTAAGCGTTAGAGAACCTAGAGATGACGTGAGGCCATTACCTGTTGCGTCAACGGGCGCAAAAGTATTCCATGCACCCGAATTCCAGGTTTGTCGGCCCCATCCTTGGACGGAGGCCATTAATTATCTCCTTATGCTATTCTTAGAATTGCAGCAGTTGCTTCAGCAGCAGGGAACGTAATTGTGAATGTTCCTGAAGTTGAAGTTTTAACCGCACCAAAATCTAATACGCAAACAGATGCATTTGTAGTTAATCCAGATACAGTTGAACTATTATAAATTACAGCAGCTTGTGCTGAAATAGTTGCACTTGTAAATGAAATATCTGCAAAATCACAAACAGCCGTATCTGTAGATAATACTGGCGTAACAGATGTTAATGCCCCACCACCTTCAGAATAAGTGCCTGAGTTTGGTACTTCATCAGTTCCTGAGAAAGCAGTTGTTGATTTATTTAAAGTTGCTTCGTTATCGTATAGTGCTAGTTTAAAAGCGTTCCCTGTCGTTGCCGTAAAATTGTGTAGGCCTTTCAGGATCTCCACTTTAAAACTGTTACATACAGCTTGAGTAATTGCCATAATAATCTCCTATGGGTTCCTTGATTCGAGAGGGATACGAATAACGCCGTCCCGAAATTCGTCTCTACGATCACGCCCCATCTCATATGTGGCTAATGCTTGTA